GTACTCTCCCGCCTCTGAAAACACTATTCTACTGGCTGGTGTCCCTAATGATATTCCCTTGGCATTTGTAGGAGTGTCAAATGTTAATGGGTATGCAGTATTTACTAGGGCTGCGGTGACGTCTGCAGATATGCCTAAATCAGCATGTCCATCTTCCAGGATAATTTGTACATACTCCCCATCCCTCGATACTACTGGGTACTTCTTGTCCCTGTCCCATAATATAAGACCGTCATCAGACGCTGACTCATCTACCGTCTTTTGCCTTAGCTTTGACCTTATTTGCGCCAGGTACTTGTTAAGGCTATTAGCCCATGTCTGCCAGGTGTTTCCGCCTGGCTGTGGGATGTATTCGCTCAACGCCTACCTCCGGCCACTATTTCTACCCTGTTAACACCAACACGCCAATCAGCGAGTCTTTGACCCTCCACCCGCATTCTGACCTGCCTACCTGTAAATCTCATGCTTGTTGGGTTCGACATAGAAAAAGGCCCATGAGATGTTTCTGTGTCGTTTGGATAAAACCTGGTCTTAAATGTCACATTAACATCACCCTGGGTTTTTTCATCAGGAATCATTTCAGTAATACTTGCTACCTGCTCACCATCCCCAATACTAATTGGACCCGACTCTGCAAATGGCGTTAAATTGTCATAAACAAAGCCCTTCTCATGATCGTAAAAATGGTTATCAGATGCTGCAGCATATAACGGGTATCTGAATGCGCCCTGGTCTACACCGGCGGTCCTGTCTAGCTGTCCTATGGACCAGGTGTTTTCTAAATAGTTAAAAGAGACGTACCTATTACACTCTGTAGCATCTTGCGATGGATAGAACCACCAGACCTCTGAATACCTAGAATTGGTTACAGCAAATGCCTTACTTATTTGGGATTCATTAATATCCGAAAAAACATAATCTGATACGTCTGACTGTATCCTGGAAACAGCACCACCGGAATAGGTGAAGAATGCCTTCTTGCCCATCCATAGTGCGCCAAAATCTGTGTTGGCTACAGCTTTTTTAGATGCTATGCCACAAGATGTCCCAACTCGCTCAAAACCATACACATACGGTGGTCCCTGGTAAGTAGCAGAATGAGCATCTATATCTGTCAGTATTAGAGTCTGGCCTTTTACTTTAATACCGCACATTATGTTGCCGGCTGTCTGTAGCAATATGTCACCAGCTTCATTAGTTGCTGAAGGAGTCCAATCCGTATTGTTTTCTCTATCACACCACTGGACCTTCCTGGGGTCACCAGATGCCCCTAGTGCAAAAATAAACCTTTCATCTGTTACAACTATGCCAACATTACCAGTTGGTGCGTTGCTCACAATGTTAGCAGTGTAGGCTGTGTCAATTTCCCACTCATAAATCTTTCCATCGTCTGATGAACACGCAACCAGGTACTCTCCCCAGGTGTCTAAGGACCAAGTAGTGGCGGGGTCTATAGTTGTTATATCTTGCCTGCCAACACCATACTCATCATACCCATAGGCGCCAGAACCATAACCCGTGTAGGCATTTGCGTCTTCTCTGCCAGCAGTAAACCCAGCAGGGGTTATATCGTACCGTGTCCCTGCAGCGTTATAAGCGTAGAGGTTCGCATAAGTTCCTGCAGCCACAAACCGCACATCTGAATTCGTTGTCCAGGTAAGCAGTCCACGGATTTTGTTATCAGCGGCAATAACGGATCTTCTCTTCCATCCACCTACCGGCTGCATCGTGTTATCTACCCACCGAACCAGGTTGGAATCGCGCCACCTACTTGACTGCTGTAGGTCCGTGCCATTTCTATATATACCTGGGGGTATTTCTAATGGTACTAGTGCCATAGTTTTACCACTTAATTAAATATACAACTCTGGGTTTGCATTAACCTGAGCAATAAATCCTATCATTACAAAAACCATTGCGACAGACACCCCAAGACCTAATGCTATCATAAGGATATCCTGAACATCTGCTTTTCGCCTTGCATCAATCCTAGCCTGCTCAAGCTTCCTGGTTTTTAGTATACGTCTTTGTTTTAGCATCTCCCTATATACGTCCCCATTATTGGTGTATATCAGAAGCATCTTCAGCTCTTTCTCGTAGGTCTCCATCTTTTTTTTGGCCATTGCAATTTCCAAGGCCTGCTCTTCAATAGATTTACCTGCGATAAGCCTGGCTGTTTTTGATCTTTCCCGACTTGCAACATTAGCTTCTGATATCTGCTCCTGGGCTGTAAAAAACTTACCCAGGGTCGCGCTCATATCATTAAGGTCTTTCCCTCGCTCAATAGCGGTCTTGATAGTTTTATATGCTTTATCAGCCACACCTAGAGCAAGAGTTATTTCACCTATCATGCTATGCGCCTATAGTTATCCAGCCTGTAGTGTTGTCTTCTTGGTAAGCATCTTCATCCCAGTACGCTTCACCTTCTGGTTTAGGCAGCGGTGCGTTCCAGACAAATGCTGTGCTGTCATAAGTCCAAGAGTCGTATGGTGACTCGTCAGGGCTTTCAGGCAATGCGTTATCCGGGAAGCCAGCCTGTGCAGGTACATCGCGTAGAGCTGCACGGTAGTTCTCGTAGACAGTCTTGTCGTCAGTTGACAGTGGGCTATCAGGGAGAACTGCCCAATCTGTTTTAGACAGCTTGTCGTTGCGCTGGTTTCGCACATTAGCTTTCTTGTTGATTAGTTCGTTAGCTATAGCTTCAGCGGAGCGGTCTATCACACTGTAAGTCTGGTAAGCCACGCCTTCGCGTACCTCTATGACACCTTCAATAACCTTTTCGGTAGCTGCGTCATACGCTGGCTTGGTGTCGTCAAGCAGGTTCACAAGACCAAGTGTTTCTAATGTTGCGTCACTGAGAGGTAACGCAAATGATGTGTTGGGGTTATCTCTGAGAACTTGTCTCTCGCTAACCACTGTGGATGTTGTTGTGTTGTAATATCTCATTTTTAGTTACCTATCGTGCGTTTGCGTATTTAAATGGGTTTTCTGCGAATGCCATGTAGATGTATGTGCCGCCTGATTCGTTGAATGAAGCGTTATTGTTTCTTAGTTTAAAACCGTTAGATAAAAAATCGTAGGAATCAAAGTTTGCCTCTGCTGCGTCCGTGTCTGCCCTTAAATAATCATCAACAGCATTATATGTATCTCTGGCTGAATCAAATATGTACCATCCTCTTGCTACATTTGTTTGCTTCACTATAACAAAAGCAGGACGCATACCTGTGAAAATCATGGGGCCATCTGCCGAGCCGTTCCCGGTATAGCTTCCGAAGGAGCTGAAACCGTCTACTTCTGCGAAAGCGTAAGCCACGTAGGTGTGCGCACTAGCATTGACATATTCAGAAGAACTTGCAGAAAACACGCTAGTTGTCGGAGAGGTTATCCAGAAATTAGAGTTTGTCACTCCTTGGGTATATGCAAAATACAATTCGCTACCTGTACCCAGTGATTCAAAGTAGTTAGTAAAGGCGTTGGTATCGCCTCTATCTTTAACCCATATAGTTTTAGGCACTGCATTTAGTCCGTGTCCTATAGTGGCTCCGCTAGTACCGTTACCAGTGTAAGTTATAATACTAATCCCAGCATCCTGATTAGCAGAGACAGTAGAGGTTATATCTCCGTCAGTATTAGATACTCCAGAGCCGTTGGCTTTCCAGTTCCAACCGACATAAGTGCGCCCAGAGACGTTTGGGGTATTACCACCAGCGGCTATTGAAAACCCGTCAGAGTCTAAACTGCTAACTAAAGTATCCGTACCTTCAACTGATGCTTCATTACTGTTAAGTTCATAAAGAACACTTCCATTGCCTCCCCTAACTGCATCGTGAAGCCTATGCGATTCTGCTGTACTTCTGGATTTTGTCCAAAGTAAATCAGGCTGAAAGCCAACACCAGTTATAGAACGTGCCAAACTCGTACCCGTCCAAAGCACAGTATTAAAATTCTCAGCAGACAAGGTATCCGAGTTAGGCCCGATAGTGGGTTCTGGTAAGTTGGCTGTGCAGAGTGCTAGTGCGCCTGTTGGGGGTGTATAGACAAAATCACTTTGACCAAAATTCGTTGTTGATTCAGTGTCCCCAATTGTGGGGGTTCCGCTTGCATCACCTACGTAGGGAAGCAATCCGGCTGCATCATAAGTAACAGTGTCCAACAAAGTGTTATTCAGATAAAAAGAAACTTCACCTGCGTCAACATCAACATGGACTCCAAGTACATCAGTATTACTTGCTGCCGTGTAGCCAGTTGTGCTTCCAGTATCTTCGTATATGTAGCCGTTGGTGTGGTAAAAAAGAGCTGTCGGTATGGTGTTGAAATAAGCCGCAAGAGGGTCGTATATTGAAACACCAACAACCAAAAAATCTCCAGTATCCCAAGTTGTCTCCCAATACCATGAGCCGGACTGAGGTATAAGGAAAGTCCCCCAAGTATTACCGGAACCAGTAATTGGTGTGTTAACATACAAATTGCCCTCACCGAATGTCGGTGCGCTGGAGCCTTGTGGGGCCAGTGGATTCCAAGTACAGAAATTGTTGGTGGGAGTGTCCGCCATTTGATCTGAGCTTGTTAGCCCTGAAGTTGTAAAGTTATTACCGTTGCCTGATACGTCTGTGCCGAGTGCAGCAGAGTTTGAAAAGTCTAAGTAGAAGCCGTTGTTGCCAAATGTTAAGCCTGATATGTTCTTTGGAACCCACACACCGTTCTTGTCTTGACCGAATGATGTTGGGGAAGCAGTCGTTCCGTCCAACAAAACAACTTCTGCCATATAACCGTAACGTGTTATATACATATTGTTGCCAGATGTGCCATGTCCGGTATTACCGTTAAGTGTCCATGCGTAGTCTTGTGTAACAGACTGCCTTACCCCATTAACGTAAATTATAGACCTATCCGCTTCTGTTCCATTTGTTGTGTCTACTGCCCAAACAACGTGATACCAAGCAGATGCGTCACGGAATACAGACACTGTTCTATCTTGCCCTATATATCCACCGTTATAAGCATAGGGCCATAGTATGTTGGGGTTTGCGCCATTTAAATTATTTGTCATCCGCAATGCGGTATCAACTGCTCCGCCACTAACCCCCAACTGCCCGGTATTGGAATACCCTGAAGGGACAACAACAGGTGGCTTTACCCAGAAAGACCAAGTGAAATTAGTTTGACTGCCTGCGCCTATTGTTCTTGACAATATAGGGTTACCAGAATTCAACGGCTCCAAATGTATTGAGTTATCCACCGTGTACGGATAGAAGTCACTGCCAGCTACATTACCAGCACTTGCTTGTATCAGTTTCTTAGAACTAGTCATTACGCCATCGCCTGTCCAGCAGTGAAGCCGTACCAAGTTGTACCGCCATCGTGCGTGATGAAAACAAAGTAGTCTGTTGCGCCACTGGCTGACAGTGTAGGCGCAGTAGC